ACGGGTTTCGGCAGTCGACGCATGCGGCCGGAGTACGGCAGTCATCTGCGCCGGTACGTCGACTTGCCGGTTAACGAGGGTTGGAAAAGCGCCGTACAAGCCGAGGTCGCCCGCGCCCTGGCGCGCTGGGAGCCACGCCTGAAGCTGGAACGGGTGCGTGTCACCGCCGTGGTTGACGGCAAGATCACTCTGGAGCTGGCCGGCCAGTACCTCAACGATCCTGCGATTTTGGAGGTGAGTGCATGATCGATCTGTCATTGCTTCCGCCGCCCGATGTGGTGGAAAGCCTGGAATTTGAAACGATCTATCAGGTGGCGCTGAGCGACTTCCGCTTGTTGATGGGGGATCAGTGGACGGCGGTGCTGGAGTCCGATCCGGTGGTCAAGCTGCTGGAAGTGGCGGCCTATCAGAAGATGCTCGGCCGGGCGCGGGTCAACGCGGCGGCCAAGGCCAGCCTGCTGGCCTACGCCAAGGGCGCCGACCTGGACAATCGCGCCGCCGACTACGGCGTGCAGCGCCTGACCATCACCCCGGCCCAGCCGGATGCGTTGCCGCCGGTGGCGGCGATGATGGAGAGTGATTCGGCACTGCGCTACCGCACGCGCCTGTCGCTGGAGGCGCTATCGGTGGCGGGCAGCCGGGGCGCCTACGAGTACCACGGCCTCAGCGCCTCGGCGAACGTGTCGAGCGTTTCGGTGGATTCGCCGGTGTTCGCCGGCGTGGCGCTCACGGATGCGCAAAAGGCGGTGCTGCCGGCCGGGGCCATCGTCGTGACCTGCACCTACGCCGCCGGCCTGGAGAACCCATTGCCGGGCGACGTGTCGCTGGCGGTGTTGGGCCGGGTGGGTAGCCCGGAAACGCCGGCAGAGCTTGTGGCCGCTGTGCAGGCGGCGCTGTCAGCCGAGAGCGTGCGGCCGCTGACAGATCGGCCGCGCACTCAAGCAGGGTTGGCCACTGACTTCAAGGTGTCGGCCACCCTGGAGCTGGAGGCGGGGCCTGAACCGGCCGTTGTGCTGGCCAATGCCCGCAGCGGGCTGGACTCGGCTTTGGCCGAGGCGCGCCGGATGGAAGGGCAGTTGCCGTTGTCGGCGATCTACGCCGCGTTACACGTAACGGGCGTGCGCCGGGTGGTGCTGACGGCGCCGACCGACGATGTGACGTGTGACAAGCGGCACTACCCCAACTGCACCGCGATCACCCTTAAAACCAAGGTGGTCGCATGAGTCTGCTGCCCAGTAATGCCACCGTGCTCGAGCGCGCCATTGAGAAGGCCGGCGACCTCGGCATTGATCCCGAGGTGATTCGCGGGGTCGCCGACTCGGCACGCTGTCCGCCCAACTTTCTGCCCTGGCTCGGTTGGGCCATGAAGGTCGAAGGCTGGGAGGCGGCCAACACCGACGAGCAGCGCCGCGAGCTGATCCGCGAGGCCATACCGGTTCACAAGACCAAGGGCACTGTCGGCGCAATCAAGCGGGTGCTCAAGGCGGTGCGGGTCAACGCCGAGTTCAAAGAATGGCACCAAGTCCCCAATGCGGCCCCGTACACGTTCCAGGTTACGGCCTGGGCGAACGATAACCGCGAGGGGGAGGGGTCGATTCTGTCGCCGCAACTGGGCGAGCGCCTTCGCGCATTGATCGACGCGGCCAAGAACGAGCGCAGCCACTACGAGTTCCGCCTGGGGGCGCGCTTTGAAGGCGCCTTGGCGGTGGCGGCGGCTGCGCGGGCGCGGGCGGTTTATCGGCGTTCGGTAGCCATCCTGCCCATGCCGGCCGACACCGCCAGTTCGGGGCTGTTGGTCGCGGCGGCGGCCAAAGCGCGCTGCGTGGTCCGGCAGTCTGCCGCGATCCCCAGCATACCTATCCATTCTGAATCGGGCCTGGTGGTCGCCTGTGCGGCCCGCGCCCGTGCTGTCGTGCGCGGCACGATGGAGGGAATCATAAATGAGTGACCCGTTACTGCTGACCTTTACCAAGGCCGGCCTGGCAGCGGTACTGCGTGCGGATAACACCGGCATCGCGGCGCAGATCACCAGTGTGGTGGTAGGCACCTCGGCTTACACACCTTCTAGCAGCCAAAAGAGCCTGGTCGCCCAGGTGGCGGAATATCCAATCGCCGGCGGCGAGCGGCTGAGCGACACCATGCTGCACATCGTCGCCAATGCCGATGGCCCGCGTGCTTTCTGGATCAGGGAGCTGGGTTACAAGCTGAGCGACGGCACCCTGCTGGCTGTCTGGTCGCACCCCACCGAGGCGCTGACCTTCAAGTCGGCCAACACTGAGGTGTTGCTGGCTTACGACCTGTCGCTGGCTGCGTTGCCGGCCAATAGCGTCACGATCAATAGCAGTGAGGCCGGGCTGAGTCTGAGCTTGGCAGCGCCGCTGGCCGCCCAGGCGGCCGCGCTGATCGCGGATCAACTGAGCGGCTTAAAGCGGCAGGATCAGCTGGACCTGCATACAGAAAAGCAACGCATTGCCGACGAAACGCTGAGCAACCTGCTGTCACGCATGTGGGCGGTCGAGAAACGCCAAGACGCGGACCGTGAGGCCTTGCTGGGCGTGGCTGTATCCAACGCGGCGGCGGTTATCGCCCTGCAAACCCTGGTTGTACAAAATATCTACGGAGCCTGAAGAGCTATGAGTCTCGAATCTGATGTTGGCAATTTGGTCACACAAACCACTGCGCTCATCGACTATTTCAAGGGGCAGAAAACGTCCATCGACAATTCGGTAAAAGCTGCCATTGCCGCTGTGCCAGATACGTCGCGCACCTGGTGGGTGGACCCGGTTGCGGGTCTTGACACCAACGACGGCAAGACGGCTTCTACGCCATTCAAGACCATCGTCAAGGCAATGGCCGCTACCCCGAACGCGGGCCAATGTACGGTTAACCTGCTCAACGACCTGACCATGGAGGTCAATACCGCGCTGACCGTGAATTACCTGGTCATTTATGGCGTGAACGCTGTGACTTCCGGTGTCACGCCAAAGCTGAAATTCAAGTACTACATCACCACTGATTCTGCGGGCGCCCCAAGCACCCAGCTTGCGGGATTCATCTACTACAGCCAGGCGTCCAACGTCGAACTGCGTAACGTAGATATTGACCTGCCTTCGCCTGCGGGCCTCAACCCACAACCGCTTACTGGTCGTATCTGTTCGCCGTTCAAGACGAATGCCGTCTCCTTGCTGCCCCCTGCCATCGGGCTGACCATGCAAGTAGTCAAGGTCAACAAGGCCGCCGACTTCATTGGCGCCCTGATTGGCCAGGGGGCTACGGGGGTGATCTTCCAGGCGATCAGCTGCACTTTCCCCAGTGACATGCCGGGCAAGTACATCAGCACCGTGCCCGCCGGAACTGACCTCAAAGGGCTTACCAACGTTATGACCAACCTCGCAGCACTTTAAGGAGCACCCATGCAGACTTCTAACTTGAGCGTGACCTATGGCGCGAGCACCTATGCCGGCTTTGAATTTGCCGACCTGCCGCTGGGCGCCGCTTTGCTCGCTGCCGCCATGCAGGTCGAGCAAGCGGCTGACCAAGCCCGCCGTACCGTCCTGGGCGATTCGCTGCGCGCGGTGGAATATCATCTGACTGCTGCTGAGGCCGAAGCCTTCGCTGCTGCCAACCATGAGGGGGCCGTGCCGCCGACCGTGCAGGCCTGGATGGATGCCGTGGGCAAAGATGCGGTAGCGGCTACCGCCGACATTCTCGCCGAGGCGGCCGCCTGGAAAGGTGCGCTGTATGGAATTCGCGCGGCGCGTCTTAAGGGCAAGTATGCGGTGGCACAGGCGTCTACCCATGCCGAGGCACAGGTAATCGCCGATCAGGCCATTGCTGGCATCCATGCCAGTGTCCAGGGCGTCGGCAACGCCGCTTAACCCTAACTGCTACACCATCAACCCCAAGGGCCGCTAAGCGGCTTTTTTTGTGCCTGGAGGGCACACATGAATCGAACCCACCTTGAGCACGTCGTTGCGGCGCTGCTGATCATGGTCGCCGCGTGGGGCCTGCTGGCCCTGCTGGGCATCCCGGCTGGCCACTGGGCCGGCGCCTTCGCCGGCGTGTTCTTCTTCGTCGGTCGCGAGTACACCCAGGGCGAGCGCAACCTTGCGCACGTCGAGTCGGTGCACCTGACCCACCTGCGCTGGTACGACGGCCTGCGCTTCTGGCGATGGACGCTAGAGGGGCGGCTTGACCTGCTGCTGCCCCTGGTCGTGTGCCTGGTCGCGGCGCTGCTGGTGCAGCTGCTGCTCTGACCTCGATCCCTGCAGCCCCGCCTGGCGGGGTACACCCCATTCAATCCTGAGCCGCGCATGTCGCGGCTCTGTGCTTTCTGGAGCTTTCCCATGGCTGGATTCTTTCACGGCGTTACCGTAACGAACGTCGACACCGGCGCGCGCAGCATTGCGTTGCCGTCGTCCTCGATCATTGGCTTGGTCGATACCTTCACCGAGGGCGCGCCGGCAACGGCCAAGTACAACGACCTGGTACTGATCACCAACGAGCGCGAGGCGGTGGCCGCCTTCGGTGCCGGCGCGGCGATCACCAAGGCCTGCCAGGCCGTCTTCACCCGCGCCAAGGCGGTCATTGTTGCCTGCGGCGTGGCCAAGGCGGCGGACGCGGCCGCGCAGACCACTTCGATCATCGGCGGCGCGCTGGCCAACGGCAAGCGCACCGGCCTGCAGGCGCTGCTCGATGGCAAAAGCCGGTTCAACGCGCAGCCGCGCCTGTTGATCGCGCCCAAGCACACCTCCACCCAGGCGGTCGCTGCTGCTGCCATCGCCCTGGCCGACAAGCTGCGCGCTATCGCCATCATCGACGGCCCCAACACCACCGACGACGCGGCGGTGCTGTACGCCAAGAACTTCGGCGCGAAACGCGCATTTCTGGTCGACCCCGGCGTGCAGTATTGGGACGCCACCAGCGGCGCCGGCGCGACGGTGGACGCGCCAGCGTCGGCCTGGGTGGCCGGCCTGTTCGCCTGGACCGATAGCGAATACGGTTTTTGGGCCTCGCCGTCGAACAAGGAATTTGCGGGCATCACTGGCACCACCCGCGCGGTGGAGTTTTTGGACGGCGACGAGTCGTGCCGGGCCAACCTGCTGAACAACGCCAACATCGCCACCATCATTCGCGATGACGGCTACCGGCTGTGGGGCAACCGCACCCTGTCGACCGATGCGAAATGGGCGTTCGTCACCCGTGTGCGGACGATGGATATCGTCATGGACGCGATCTTGTACGGCCACAAGTGGGCGGTCGACCGCTCAATCACTGCGACCTATGTCAAGGACGTGACCGAGGGCCTGCAGGCGTTCATGCGCGACCTCAAGAACCAAGGCGCAATCATCAACTACGAGGTGTACGCCGATCCCGTGCTCAACACGTCCAGCCAGCTGGAGCAGGGCAAGGTGTATTGGAACATCCGCTTCACCGACGTGCCGCCGGCTGAAAACCCCAATTTCCGCGTTGAGGTCACCAATCAATGGCTGACCGAAGTCCTCGACACCGCCGCATAAGGAGCGCACCTCATGGCAATGATTCCCGAGACCCTGGCCAACCTGAACCTGTTCGTCGATGGCGTCAGTTTCCAGGGTGATGTCCCCAGCCTGACGCTGCCGAAACTGACCATCAAAACCGAGGAACACCGTGCCGGTGGCATGGATGTCCCGGTGGAGCTGGACATGGGCATGGAGAAGCAGGAAGCGGCCTTTACCACCAACGGCGTGCGCCGTGAGTCGCTGAAGTTCTTCGGCCTGGCCGACGGTACCGCTTTCAACGGCACGTTCCGTGGTGCCTTCCAAGGCTTGAAGGGTGTGATCAAGCCCGTTGTCGTAACCCTACGCGGGCGGCTGAAGGAGGTCGACCTGGGTGACTGGAAGCCCGGCGACAAGGCCGAGATCAAGCACTCCGTTGCCGTTACCTATTACAAGCTCGAGATCGACGGCCGCCTGGTCTATGAGATCGACCCGCTCGGTATGAAGCGCGTGATCGATGGCGTCGACCAGCTCGCCGCCCAGCGCACCGCCCTCGGTCTCTAATCCATCATTCGAACAGAAGGACACAATACTATGAGCAAGCCCCTGCCGAATTACCTGCTGATCACTGACGACGGCGTCACCGTGACCCTGAGTAAACCGAGCGAGCTGAACGGTATAAAGGTCGACCGCATCACTCTGCGGGCTCCAACCGTCCGCGACATCCGTAGCGCCCAGGCCACTGGCGGTACCGACGACGAGCAGCGCGAGCTGAACCTGTTCGCCTCGCTGGCCGAGGTCGGTATCAAGGATCTGGAGGGCTTTGCCCTCAAGGACTACAGCCGGCTGCAGGCCGGATACTTTCGCCTGGTCAGCGAAGACGACGTTTGACCCCAAGGTGCAGAAGCAGCTGGCCAAGCGGCTGGCTGCTGAACTGGGTTTCTCGGCTACCGAGATACAGGACATGCCTTTCGCGGATATGTGCTGGTGGCTCACGGATTGAGCCTATGGGGGGTAACTGATGGCAAGAATGCAATTAGCGCTGGTAATCGGCGGCGCCGTCGCAGCTTCGGTCGGCGCCGCATTCAAGACGGTCGAAGGCCGCATCCAGAAGCTCGAGGAAAAAGGCAACAAGGCCAAGGTGCTCAAGGCCACCATTGGCGAGACCATGAAGCTGCAGGCCGAGTGGAAGAAAGCGCATGACACGGGCGTGGCCGGCGCCGACAAGTTGCTGCGCAAGCTCAATGGCAATCTTGAGTCGCTCAGAAAGCAGGGAGTCGAAGTCGGCCGGTTGACCAAGGAGTACCAGCGCCTCGGCCGTGAGGAGAAGGCCGCCTCACTCCAGTTCAAGGGGCACCAGGAGATCCAACAGGGCAAGTCTGGGCTCAAGACCAGCGTTGGCGCCGCTGCCGTGGGCATGGGCCTGACCGCGATCCCGACCAAGATCAGTGCGGATTACCAGGCGATCATCCGCGACATCGCGATCAAGGCAGATGCTGTCAACAAGCCTGAGGAAGTGCAGCTTGGCCGCACTGTGATCCAGACGTCTAAGGACGCCGGCATGGAGCGCAACGCCGTAGCTGATCTAATCAATCAGCTGGTCGGCGCCGGCATGGAGCTGGACAAGAGCATGGCCTATACGCCGGTGGCGGCCAAGTTCGCGGTCGGCCAAGGCGCCTCGGGCGTCGACACAGCCAGCATGATCATGGCGCTGCAGCAGAACGCCAAGATCACCGATCCCAGGGTGATGCAGCAGGCGCTGGAGGCCATCGCCTACCAAGGCCAGGCGGGGAGCTTCGAGGCCAGCGACATGGCCAAGTGGTTCCCGCAGCTGCTCGCTGGCATGGAGAAGAACGGCATCACCGGCCTGGATGCGGTGACGTCCCTGGGCGCCATGCTACAGGTGCAGATGAAGACCGCCGGCAGCTCGGACGAAGCGGCGAACAACCTCAAGAACTGGATGGAGAAGATCGGCGCCGGTGACGTGGTCAAGGCGTACAAGGATGTCGGCATCGACTACCAGGCCTCCCTGAACACTGGCGTGCAGAAAGGGATGAACGTTATTGAGTCGTCGATGGCTCTGGCGATGAAGTACGTGGAAGCGACCGACCCCGCCAAGGCCAAGAAGATCAAGGATGCTCAGGCCGGCATCGATAAGGAAGTCGACCCGGAGAAGGCCAAGGCTGCGCTGGAAGCGCTGGAGAAGACGCTGCGTACCGGTGATCTCTTCGCCGACATGCAGGTCAAGGCGGCGCTGACGGCCTACGCGCAGAATCGGGGGCTTTACGCTGAACTGAAGGCCGACTCGCAGAATGCCACCGGCATTCTCGACAAGAACCTGGCAGAGCGACGGGAAACGTCGTCCCAGCGCTGGGCAGAGCTCGGCCAGGCCTGGAACGACTCCATGCGCAGTATCGGTGATGCGATACGGCCAGCCACAGATGCCGTGGCGCAGGGGCTGATAGCGGTACTGGGCGGCATGACCAAGCTGTCGGACAAGCTGCCCGCCGTGGTGCTGGGGATCGCTGGGCTGACATCGGCGGTCATCGCGCTGATGACGGCCCGCAGCGCAGCGAAGGTTGCGCGAGGCGTTTCCAACGTTGCCCGTGGTAGAGCCTGGGGGCGACGGCGCAGCGGCGGCGCAGAATCGGCGCCGGACGCAGTACCAATGCCCGTGACTGGCAATCCAGTGGTCGATGCCGGTCTAGGGGCGTTGGGCAAGGTGCTCGGTGCTCGCGCAAGCAATGACCCCTCTGGTCCAGCTGGCGGCGAGCCGCTGCGGGTCTTTGTGGTGAACACTGATGCGTTTGGTCGCATGGGGTCCACTGTCGCGAATTCATCACGGGCTGAACCTGGTAGCCGGCGTGCCCGCCGTAGGCGCCGCCGGCAAGCGGCTTCACTGTCGCCGTCACGCCCAGCGCCCAGCGTGCCAGCGTTGCCGGCGGTGAAGCGTCCACCAGTAACTGTGCCGGCCGTCCTCGTTCCCACGTTGGTCGGCGCCGCAGATGCAGCGGGCGAGGCGACACGCCTCGGACGTATGGTGCGCAGTGTGCGAGGCGTGACCCAGGTAATGGGCAGGCTCCCCGGCGGCAAGCTGGTGGACGCAGTGCCGTCGGTGCTGGACACGGCGCTGAACGCCGAGACCCGAGACGAGAAGGCTGAGGGCTACGGTGGCGCCGCTGGCGGTGTGGCAGGTGCCTGGGCCGGTGCAGCCGCTGGTGCTGCAATTGGCTCAGTGGTCCCGGTTATCGGGACGGCCATCGGTGGTGCCATCGGTATGGCGCTGGGCGGCCTTGGTGGTGATGCGCTGGGTGGTTGGTTGGGCAAGAAGCTGTTCGGCGAGGAAAAAGCGCCAGAGGTTGCAGACATGCAGCCGGAGGCCAAGGAGACGCCCAAGGCTGAAAGGCCCGCCATTGGCGCAGCGGTGGTCGCTAAGGCCCCGGCAGTGGCTGAGGCAGATAAGCCTGATGCTATCTCGGTGACCACGAAGGGGCCCAAGGCTGAGCCGCCTACCATCGGCGCTGCAGTGGCGGCTACGGCTCCGGCAGTACCCGAAGCAGTCAAGCTGGATACTGCCCCGCACACCGCGCCTGGCGCGGTAGTGCGCGAGCTGGTCAAGACCGCACCGCCACCGCCTCCGCTGCAGGAGGTGGCCAAGGCTGCGGCGCCTTCGAAGCCAACAGCGAAGGTTGATCAGGCTTTCAACTATTCGCCCAGTAGTTCGATTGTGGTGCATGGCGATGTGAAGGATCCCGCGCAGTTAGCCCGTGAGCTGGAGCCGTACAACCGGCAGCAGTTCGAGCAGTTCATGCGCGAAGTGTCCGGGCGCCAAGCCACGAAGCTGCTCTATGACGACCCACACTTGTAAGGAGGGCTGATGGCTTACATGGAACAATTGCAATCGGCCCTCAAGTGGCTGGTCGCTGCCGGCGAGGAGGGAAGGGTGAGCCTGGATGGCATGCTGGGACCGCTTACCGGCGCAATCAGTGATATCACTGGGGCTGCCGGCGAGCTGGAGAACATTCCCATAGTCGGCCCGGCCGTTGGCGAGAAACTGGGGAGAGTGATGCGTGGAATCAGCGTTGCCCAGTCCCAGGTCGGCCAGGTGGCTTCCACCTATGGGCGCACCGTTTCTGCGGCCACTCAGGTGCAGGAACGTCTCGGCACATTCACGGAGCAGGCGGCTAAGGTCACCTCAGAGGTCAGCCGGGTGGCGGGCAATGTCAGCCCGTCGCTGGCCAACATTCTGCCCACCGGTGGCTCCGGGTCATTGGCCACACCGTTGGCCAGCGCGGTGAAACCGTACCCGCACCTGCTGATCATCCAGCCGCTGCGCCCAAATGCTCAGCCGTACTATTTCAACTTGGACACCGCCGCGTTCGACGAGCTGACCCGCAAGACTTCAGTGAAGTGGGCGGCGCAGGAGCGACTGCGTCGGCCAACAGCTCAGCAGGCCGTGGGCTTGGGTGATGAAAAGATGACTCTCAAGGGGGCGATCTTCCCTGGCTTCAAGGGTGGGATCGGGCAGCTGGATATCTTGCGCGGCATCGCCCGGGCGATGGAACCGGTCAACCTGACCACGGGATATGGCCAGGTGCTGGGCAACTGGTGTTTGGAGAGCGTCAACGAGGAACAGAGCGCCCTGTTGGCTGGCGGTATCCCTCGGAAACAGGCCTTCACGTTGGAGTTTGTGAGCTATGGCGACGACATGCAGAACATCTGAGGGCGATCTGTTGGACGTCATTTGCCAGCAGCATTACGGGCACCTCAACGGCGCGGTAGAGGCGGTGCTCGAGGAGAACCCGGACTTGGCCAGGGAGGCGCAGCCATACCGCGCCGGCCTGATCATCCGCCTGCCTGTGCTGTTGGCACAAGAAGTCGAGGAAGTAACGTTCTGGGACTGATCAAAAGGCGCCGGCAACCGTCCGGCAAAGGCATAACGGACCCCGCCCTGAGCGGGGTTCATCGTTTCTGGAGGGACCATGAAGCCTGCGTTTCAAATTGTCGCGGACGGCAAGGACATTACCGCGTTGATCAATGATCGGCTGATGCTGCTGCGCACTTCCGACAAGCCCGGCATGGAGTCGGACGAGTTTGAGCTGCGTATCGATGATCGCGCCCAGGCTGTCACGCTGCCCAGCCGTGGCGCCAAGATTGAGGTTCTGCTGGGTTATGCGGGCAATCCCTTGAAGCGTATCGGCAGTTATACGGTCGATGAGATCGAGGTCACTGGGCCACCCGACACAATCACTCTGCGCGGCAAGGCCAGCGACATGCGGGGCAGTGGCAAGACCACGCGCAGCGGTAGCTGGGAGGGCAAATCGCTCGCGCAGATCGTCGCCGACGTGGCGGGTCGTAACGGCTGGGAGCCAGGGTGCCAGGTTGAAACCAAGGTGCCGCGTGTCGACCAGCGTAATGAGTCGGACTTCAACTTCATTACGCGGCTCGCCAAGCAGTACGACTGCACGGCCAAAGTGGCTAACGGAAAGCTGATGGTTATGCCACGCCAAGGTGGCCAAAGCGCGAGCGGCAAGGATTTGGGCGTGGTCACGCTCAACCGTACCGACGCCGTCCGCTATTCGTTCCGCCTTGGCGACCGCACCACGCAGAAGGCTGTGAAGACGCAGCACCAGGACAAAAAGTCCGGTGTGCTCAAGGTGGTGGAACTGGAAAACGGCGAGGCCCCTGAGGGGCTGCCGGCGGTGCACACCGACCGTCACATCTATCCAGATGAATCTGCAGCCAAGCAGGCGGCCAGGGCGCGGCTGGCTGCGTTCAACCGCAGCACTGCCGGCGTACGGCTTGAAATGCCGGGGCGCACTGATCTTTTTGCTGAGCGGTCCATCAATGCCCAAGGCTTCAAAGTAGGGCTGGACGGCGAGTACCTGGTCGACAGCGTAGAGCAGGTCTTCACGCAGAGCGGGTGGACCACGACGGTGGAGTGCAACGGCGGCCAGAAGGGCAAGGCGAAGGCCAAGGGCAAAAAGAAGAAAGCGGACAAACCAATGCGCACGGTTGATGTGGGGCCGGCGTAATCGACTATTTGCAGGAGAAAGAACGATGCCTATCACTGAAAAACAGCTTCAGCAGATCCTCCCCAACGCCGGCCGCCAAGCCGGCGTTTTTGTTCCCGGCCTCAATGCCACCATGGGCAAGTACGCCATCATCACCCGGCTGCGTATGGCCGCATTCCTTGCCCAGGTTGGTCACGAGTCGGGCCAGCTGCAGTACGTGCGAGAGCTCGGCAATGACAAGTACCTGTCGAAGTACGACACCGGGAGCCTGGCGCAGCGTCTCGGTAACACGCCAGAGTTAGACGGCGACGGCCAGTTCTACCGTGGCCGTGGGCTCATCCAGGTGACTGGCCGCTACAACTATCAGGCCTGCAGCGAGGCCCTGTTCGGTGATAGCCGGCTGCTGAACACCCCTGAACTGCTCGAGCAGCCTGTCTATGCATCGCTGTCGGCCGGTTGGTTCTGGCAGAAGGAGGGCCTGAATAGCTTGGCGGACAAAATTGCGCACCCGGATGACGCCGTGTTCGAGAAGCTCACCAAGCGGATCAACGGCGGACTCAATGGTTTGAAGGACCGCAAAGAGATTTACGCCCGGGCACTTGAGGTGCTGCAGTGAGCGTCTGGGGCGGTCGTCTGATCGCCTTGGCGGCCCTGGTGCTCGCATGTGCAATCGGCGCCCGGGCTGCCTGGGTGTGGCAGGCCAACACCTATGGGAAGCAGCTCGCCGAGCAGGCAGCCGATTATGGCGAGCAGCTGGCGAAGAAGGATCGCGCATACGGCCGTGAGCGCGAGGAGGCCGCCTCGGCGGCGCTCAATCAACTGGAAGAGCAGCAGGGCGCGCGCCGCGCCCTGGAGGCTCGCCTGCAGGATCAGACCGAAACACACTGGAAGGAAATGAATGATGTTCAACAAGCTCAGGCTCGTTTGCGTGACCGGCTTGCTACCGCTGATCTACGGCTGTCAGTCCTGGTCGACGCCGGAGCCCTCGCCGGCCAGGGTTGTGCCGGTGGGGTGCGAGAAGCCCCCGGCGCCGGAGGCGTGGTACATGGAGCCATACGCGCCCAACTTGACCCAGCATATGCTCAACGAATTGTCGCCATCACCGACGAAGGTGATCGAGGACTGATCGCGCTGAAGGCCTGCCAGGCTTACGTCCGCGCTGTCACCCAGTAGTAAAGAGACGAGTGCGCAGATGCGGCAACGTCTAGCCCGGCCTGTGGAATCTCACACGTAGCCCTGCCTTGCACACAATTAAAGTCAAGCACCCATACATTTTGTGGCTCCGCATGGCTGACCACTAGGCCTTCCTCCTCGCCATCACTATTGCTGATGACTGACATGCCCATATCCTAGCGGGTGGTGCGGAGCGGTTCTGCACGTACTCAGCCCTAGCCTGTGAAAGCCTAACAATCTCATTTGCAAGAGCTGTGCTAAGCCCAGCCCTGAGCACTCATGAGGTAGGATACATTTAGGATTCTTCCTCGATTGACTAGAATTATTTGTGCTCTCGCAGTATAAAAGCCTCCGAGTAACGTGATTCTCACCAGTTTTCAGTTCGTAAATACTAGGAGTTTCGTTGTGAGGGTTTTTCTTTCGCACAGTAGCAAGGACAAAGAGTCGTATGTACGTATTGTGGCTGATAAGCTCGGGCTTGGTAACTACGTGTACGATGAGCGAACCTTCGAAGAAGGTGAAATTACTCAGAATGAAATAATAAAGGGCATTGATGAGAGCGCGATTTTTGCTTTCTTTATATCGGAAACCGCCTTGGAGTCTAAATGGGTTAAAGATGAGGTGGAGCGGGCTGAGTTTAAGATTAGCTCAGCGCAGCTAAAGAAGATTTATCCGATAATAATTGATCCGAAGATTAAGTATGACGATCCCAGGATCCCAAAGTTCTTGAAGGATCATTACAATTTAAAGTTGGTTACAAGGCCAACTGTGGCCGCCAGACGAATTTTGGCCAAAATGCGTGAGTTGCATTGGGAAAGTAGTCCGGTGCACCAGAAGCGGCAAACGATATTTGTTGGGCGAAACGAGATACTTTCGGAGTTTGAAAGTAGAGTCGACGATGTGGATCTTCCCAAGCCATCATGTGTGATCGCGTCTGGCATATCGAAAATCGGTCGCTCTAAGCTAATGTCTAGGGGGCTGGCTAAGTCTAACTTGAAGGATGACAGCTATTCCCCGACGAGGATAGTTCTGGAACGAGTTGATAGCATTGAGGATTTGCTGATCAAGATATTTGATACCGGATTAACTGCAATTGAGCAGGATAAGGTTAGCAATCTCATAGATAAGTCGGTTGCTGAGAAAGAGAGCATTTTGGCGGAAATGCTTCGTGATGTGCATAGCGCGCGGGAAGTTTTATTTGTAGAGGATAATGGTTGTATTGTTGATTATAGTCGGCAGCCGGTGAGTTGGATATTAAATGCATTGGATCTTTTGGGGGATGTAGGTCGCCCGGTTCTATGTGTCTCGGCAAAATATAGGGTTGATCGTCAAGCGCTAAGAAGGAGGCCAAGGCTCTTTGCGTTGGAAATTCCTGAGCTTACACCTAAGGAGCGGGCTGGCCTTCTCAGTCGACTTCTGGATCTTTATGAAATAGTTTTGTCTCCTGAAGATTTTCGATATTTCTCGGAGCAGCTTAAGGGCTTCCCTGAGGAGGTTTACTATTGTGCGGATCTTATTTCGGATCTTGGCGTGCTGGCTGCAAAAGGTGAGACGCATCAAATTACAGAATTTAATGAGGAGAGAGCCTCTGTTTTGTTGCGTAAGTATGAGTCTGATGTCGACACCCTAGATTTTATTTATCTCCTTTCTGAATTTGAGTTTGTTGGTGTTGGATTTATATATGAAATTGTCGAGGAGGGCAAATATTCGCCAATCTTGGAGGACTTGATTACCCATTTGATTTGTGATTATGTGGGGGCGGAGAAAGAGTATGTTCGACTCAATGATACTATTCGTGACTTTGTAAAGCGTAATCGCCTTTCGTTGAGAAAGGATTTGCGTGATAAGCTTAGGCAGCATGTTCAGCAGTTTGTGAAAGATAATAATAAATTTGAGCGCGACTCGGCAGATTTCTTTTATTCGGTCAAAGAGGCTTTAGCTGCCGGGCGGCAGATTGAAGATAAGTATCTAGCACCATCTCATGTGCTTCGAACGATCAAAGAGCTCTACCAGAAGCGTGAAAACCTCAAGAGGGTAGTGTCGTTGGCGGACATGCTCTTGGCGAAAGAAAGCTCCTTGGACTCACGCGTAAGTGATGATGCACGTTATTATCTCTGCTTGAGCTTGGCTCGACAGAAAGATAAGCGGGTTCTTAAAGAGGCTCAGGAGATTAAAGGGCCAGAACACGATTTTGTTTTGGGGTACTATTATAGGTTGTGTGGGCGGCATACAGATGCCATTGAGCGGCTATCCAAGTTGGTAGATACCCCGTACATATCTTCGCGGGCTAAGCGGGAGCTTGTCCAGGTTTACCTATATATTGAAGAGTATGAGAAGGCTCTTCATATGGCTCGAGATAATTACGAGCAAAATCGAGGTAATCAGTTCTTTTTGCAGTCTTATCTGCACTGCCTCTTCAATAGTGGCGATAATGGTGCGCACAAGGAGCTCATTAAGAGGCTTATTGCTGAGCTTGAAATGATTGGCTCAAAGCAATCTATTGAAATGACCTTGATTGCTAAAGCGCATTTCGCTTCTAGGATAGAACATAGGAAAGCAGCTGCGTATAATTATTTGGATGACGCTATCGGGCTTGATAGGGATTCGACATATCCACTGCTTGCTAAGTTTGATATAGCTTTGCGTCATTTTGATGTGGAAGCAATGGCGAAAACTCTTGATGAATTGATTAGGGTGTCGCAGAAGCGAACAATGTCGCAAAATACGATCCTAAAGAACACAGCGTACTATCTAGCAGCCAAGGGGGAAATTTCAGAGGCGTATGAATTGCTAGATACAAGCTTGCAGAATTATCCTGCTGAAACCATTTTGAGGCTCAAGCAGAAGTTGAAAATTATTTCAGAGAAGCAACTCTCTGTTTGAGTTTTAGATGTGAAAGGCCCAGCCTGGTGCTGGGTCAGTAAATTCTGGCTCTATTGCAATGTGATATATAGGAAGTGGCGGCAGCTTTCAATTTCGTAGGCGCTCAATTCCGGTAGAGATTTCATCTGCATGATTGTCCAGCGTCGCGAGTGCCGCCATGACATTGTCATGAATATGGACCGACCCGCGCTGGCTAACCCAAAGCGACAGTTCTTCGATCGCCGCTCTAATGGCACTTTGATTCAATAGTAACAACTCTATTGTATCTGCTGTGAGTGCTAATTTTTCTTTCATAATGGGCTCTTGCAGTTTCAATCTATGGGCTATAAGGGCATTCTTGCGAGTCGAAGATACTGAGCAGTCATTTAATTGGTTCAGAGTTTCGGTCTAACACGTGTCAAGTGGGCGTTGCGGGGGATTATACTCCTTCACTATAGCCAAAAATGGCCTCTTTGTCTTTAAGTCGCGGCCGTTGTGAGCGTCTATACGAAGCCGCAACTTCCTCAAAATCGTTTCCGCAACGGAGCAATCGGAGTGCTGGAGAAACAGTCTCCAGCCCAGTCTGAAGAGACAAATCGCGGAAATGATTTTAAGCTAACTTGTTGATTTTGTAGAAAAAAATTGTAGACTTGAAAACCGTCGATGGGCAACTATCCTAGAGTTCGAATCTCTACGCTTCCGCCACTATTT